AACGTCAGTATATGTTGGCCATCTCCCTCTGCCAGTCCACACATTATCTTCCTGTTCAATAATAACATCAGTGTCATGATACAACTCAACTAACTCGTCGCATTCATCATAGCTTAGAAAATCATCTATAATTAACAGATCTTTATGTATCATTATTATGAACCCTTGGTGATTTTATACTAGTATATCTTGCAACTTTGTGGTAGAACTTCTGCCATTTAACATCTTCTGGCTTGTCATTTCTTACAGCAGTCTGCCATCGTCTATATTCTCTATATTCTTCAGGCTCGGTAGCTGTAGATATTTCGCTATCTATGATATCGCCTAATTTTATAGGCACGACCCTCGATATAGGTGTTCCGGCTGGCATCTGGTATCTACCAGGTCTTGTTATCTTACATGTCACAAACCATGGATACATTAATCTATCTGATTCCATTATAGCCGTTAATGAAATTATGTCATACTGATCTGGGTTAGGTATAGGCATACACATAATTTGGTGGTCTTCTGGTGTCTTCCAGGTATTACCCGATTGTATAGTAAATGTGCCCGAAGCAAAATGACTATCATATAAGTGATCATTGCCGTGTATTTTTACTGAAGATCGATCATCACCACCATCCCATTCGACATCCAAGTCGGCTGGTAGTAAGATATCCCAACCATACGTGTTGGCTATACTGAGTGGCACGCAACGGTATGCATGTTGATTTTTGTCCATCCACGCCCTTCGTTTCTTAGCCGGTTCAACCTCGTGCGGAGCACGACCAACTTCATACATTTCTATTTTTAAGTTACTTGCAGCCCAACTAGAACTATCGAATCCATCACATATGTCAACGAGCTGTGTGCTGTGTATAATATTGGGATTATTTAATTTTATAGTTTTATGCGCGTTTCGACAGAGGGTTCCGGAGCATATATAAGTTGGTATAGAGTTTTCCATATTCATCAAAATATATTGCCAGTTACACTCCGTATTATAACCTTCATAGTACACACCAGCCGCCACCAACACATCACCGTATATCTTATTGTAGTCAATATATTTTATTACCTCAATATCAACATTATACTTCTCGGCTGCGTCCTTACAACACTGCAAGGCGTCATCGTTATAATCAATGGCTATAACTCTCTTAGCACCAAGCTTACACAACCCAACAGCCAAGGCTCCGTTGCCCGCTCCAAAATCCACAACAATTTTGTCTTTTATGAGTTCTGGATTCATCTCAAAATATTCATACAAAGCGTGGATTCTCGAGAAGTTTGTTTGGATATCACCGCCATCGTCTGAATCTTGCGAAGACATAAGTCTAAATAGATCACCATCCAGGAAATCACATGGTATCATTATATAAATACTCCTAATTATAATAACATAAAATCTGTAACATTATGACCTCTTTGGAATCATTCAATCACATATTACACAGCAAATCTCCATTGATTGTCGAGATATTCGATTTCATAAGCGATCATGAAAATCAACAGCTGTTCAAATATATTGAAACAAAAGAGTTCAAGGAATCTTTAGTTGTCGGTGATGAGGGCGATCCAGCCGAACATACCAATAACGAAAGAACCAGCAAAAGTATTTATATGAATGTATTCGAGAATAATATCTCTGAGATATTATCATCCAGAATAGCTGATCTTAATAATGCACATGTATACCAACTGAGCTGTCTACAGATGATAAAGTACGTCAAGGGCGAAAAGTTCACCCCGCATTACGATAAGTTTTTCACTGATGATGTGAGTATCATAGGCAATCGCGGTCAAAGATTAGCTTCTAGCCTATTATATTTAAATGAAGATTATATTGGTGGTAAACTGTCTTTCCCCAAACTTGATATATCTATAAAACCAAAGAAAAACTCTCTGGTGTTCTTTAAATATGATGGAGATGGTTGGGAAGACACCCTACACAGTTCTGGTAGAATAATCAAAGGATCTAAGTATGCTATGCTTTGTCTTTTATACGAGGCGGCGCATGAGGGTAAAGAACTGCCTACGACGTTCAATCCAGATATTGAAATCCTAACATTGACATAATATCTTTATCTAAATCTTGTCTGACCACATCTGAAATAGATTTATCCATCTTTGGCTGGTCCAAGTATATTTGTTCTCTGGACGCCACCCAATCCCTGGAAGAATGAACAGTGCCTGAATTAGTAAATACCCCTTTCCTTTTCAATCCAGTTTTCCCACAAATACAATCTAAAAACTTTTCTGGATTCGCTAAGATTTGTTCGTATTGCACGAATACATATTTACCAGTCATGCCCCGTAAGTGATTGCTCCAATAATAAAAATAATTATTATAACAACGAATTAACTTCTGCAAACTAATGGTGTATTGTTTTTTTATTGGTTTGTCTTTTGTGGTTTCTCTAGGGTATCCAAGATTAATGTTAACCTCTTTACAGCCCTCGGTTGGTTCTAAGTCGTAGAAAAATGGCATATCCCAACTTTGTCTCATGATAGAGTTAACCCAATTGTATGGGTTCTTAAAAATCATAATATGAAAGTCGTGCCAATTAAAGTATGGATGGTGTGCTAATGGGAAATGATTAATGTCGACATGGGTGCAACCAATAATATTCTCATTCATAAGGTATTCGCTCCAGTTATTACCGGAGCGATACAATCCATTTATCAATATATTCATAATCAGGGTTTATTTCTTAGGTGGATTCCATTCAGTGTCCTTTATATCTTCAAGTTTACAGTTACCTGCGTAGATAACAAAACCATCAGCTATAAATCCACCACCTTGATCGAGATCTAAGTTATATAAACGCTCTTCTGGGTCTTGTGTAGCTTCGTATTCACCTTTAGTTGTGATCCAACCGTATGATGTTGCATACTTGTATTCCTTGAAAGGTACAGTAGGTAATGGGTGTTCATGCCGCCCCCAATCTGGCCCACCATTTTCAACAGATGCCTCATCACCCATGATATTTTCATATTCAAACAACCACCAGTTATAGTTTGCAACACCCCATCTTTGGAACTCATGATCGATCCACATTTCATGATCGTCAGAGATCCTCAAGTAGGATCCATCAGCATGGTAGAAACGTAACATTCTTCTATTCAAAGTAAGTGGTGGGCTTTCCACATCTATCACTGTTCCCATAACACCCGAGAGTGTAATAACCGTATCCCCCACGACAACTTCTTCGATAGGCTTCCTTGTACCATCCCACATATCGATAAGAGTGCCGATACCAACACATGTAACTGGTGGAGGAGGCGGTGGAGGAGGCGGTGGAGGAGGTGGAGGAGGTGGTGGAGGCGTCGTACTTGTGTCATATATGTATGTCCAATGCGCGCTAGCACCATTATCTAGACTGAGTGTAATAAGTTCAAGGCCTTCAGTGAGGTTGTCCGCGACAGATGTAACACGTATAACATCTGTCGTTCCGACCACATAGTTACCAGTTAACGGGCCAGTAATGTCAGCCGCCGAGATACCTGTGATAGTATAAGGCACAGAAGTCCCTGCAGGGACATTAACCGTCGTTAATGTAAAATCAACATACATACCTTCGTTAATAGTTGGTCGTGATCTAGTTACAGTGAAGCCCTGTAATGCAGTAAAGTTGCTACTGTATTCAGAGGAAATGGCCAAGCCTGTATTACCAGCCAACCTCGCAGGGTTCATCAAAGTCTTCCAAGCACCGCTATCTTTAACGTAGACATCAGAAGCTGTCTTCCAAGTCCCGCTAGTCTTCACGCTAATAGTTTGAGCTGCTTCCCATACACCATTATATTTGATGTGCCAATCCACACCGTTCTCATTATCTAGGTCGTGAGATAGCATGCTGGCTCGGCCAATACGTGAAGTATTAGTAGAGGAGTTCCAGTGCTGCCAACCGTAACTACCAGTGCCTGCAGTTACATTAACAACGCCAACAAACCCGATAGGGTACATATAATAATTCAGCGAAGATTGAGCGGATGTTGAAACGAACTGAGGGGTGTCTGTTGTGTACAACGCAGTCCCGTCAGCAATCGGTAGAGTATATACTGTAACACTTGATGAGTTCGAAGTGACATAAGCAGACGCTACAAGAAGCTTATTGCCAGAAACCTCCGCTGTAGCGCTGACAACACAATCTGTGTCAGTCCCTGGTACCGTGGTTGTCACGGCTTGAGCATTCTCCATCGTCTCGGCAATAGTTTGCGAGAACGCATCTTGATCCAGTGCTAAGATAGTACGGTGCTTCCAGTACCCAGGGTACTGGATGGTATAGAAACCTGTTGTCGAATCTGGTTCAGCTTGCACCCTATAGTCAAGATTAGTTGAACCTACGGTTGTGATATTCGTAGCGTACCAATAATGCATATTTACATCTAACCTAGTGGTTGTCGTGCCAGCTAGGTAGTTGTTTACAGGTAAGCCATCGACGTACCCGTAAGCATTATTATTAGTATCGTCCCAAATTAGGTTCCGAACTTCATTGCCGTTGAGTTCTGGATAAAGTGCTACTTTCTCAAACGAAGAAGAAGCCATAACACTAAAATTACCCGCAGGGACAGTAATCTCATCCAACGTTGTATACTCAGAATCACCATCAGCGCCGGTAGCATTAATAGAAGACGTCTCACCCAAAGTTGTGCTGAATACATCAGTAGCTACCAACTCCATGACTGTGAGGTACGAGTCATACATCCTAACACTGGTGCCGTCAAAACTCTTAAATTGGAGTTTGAAATCTGTGCTGCCTGGTGATACACCTTCTTCAAAAACAGTAACACCAGTCACTGTTCTTTTTCGTCTGCTAGACCAATGTTGATAGATACCAGACTCATGGTGAGTTGTGCCATCACACAATACCCTCACGACCACGCTCTTGGTGGCCGAGGATGCGTCCACAAGTGCTGTCCAAAAAACAGCATAGTTTGTGCTGGCCTCTGTTGTGAGTGTTAATATATTCGCATCCACATATGAGGTCGAAGTTGTCGTGGATGTGCCGATTTGGTTGTTGGAGTAGTATGTTCTGGACATAACGCGCGTGGGCTTCCTTAATTTCTTTTTGGCTTATTCGGCCAAACTACATATGCTGGATCAGCATAATCATCAGTAATATCCCGGAGGGACCGTCTGTACTCCATCCACTCGTCGATCAATGAATCTTGCATACTCTCAACAACATCAACTAATTGTGTAAAATCGCTTTCTTGTAATAGGACATTTCGGCGTGCGCGCACCTCCGCCCACAAAACAGAGATCTCACATTCTTTACGTTTAGATTCGATTTGTTTTAATGTTGGTTTTTTGGAGGTATTACTGTCGTTCCATTCTAAAGTTTCATAATCTTCATCTTTAATGCTCCAGCTGGCGGCTGGCCAACCAAATGCTAGTATACTAGAAATTCCAATCATTATTATAATAATTCCTTATGTTGGTATTTTAATCCAAATATCCCCATCAGATCCACCCGATGGATCTGAAGTGCTCACATGATAATCAGTAATGGTATTTCCGGAACTAAACACAATCTTTGGCGCTGTGATAGAGGTGCTATTAACCGACGAATTGACTGTAGAGTTGCCAACTGTTACTGTGCCAGTGAATGTTGGGTCTGCTAGATTGGCGTATGTTGCAGCTGCAGCGCCGCCGAGATAAGCTGCGTTATTAGCGTCACCATCAGAACCAGCAGGTGATATTGTTACCGCCGCTGAGGAGTTACTGACGACAATAGAGGTGCTATTAACCGACGAATTGACTGTAGAGTTGCCAACTGTTACTGTGCCAGTGAATGTTGGACCTGCTAGATTGGCGTATGTTGCAGCTGCAGCGCCGCCGAGATAAGCTGCGTTATTAGCGTCACCATCAGAACCAGCAGGTGATATTGTTACCGCCGCTGAGGAGTTACTGACGACAAGCCCCGCTTCTGTCATCACAGAGTTGATCGTGGAGTTACCAATATGAAGCCTTGAGCCATTCAGATTGACATTACCCGCCGTAATTTGCGTATTCACAGTGCTGTTGCCCACACTGATATTAGAGTTAACAACCATAGCATTTGATGTGAATGTACCACTAATAGCGGCATTACCTGCGGCGGTGTTAGACTCAGTAGTAACTGCAAATGTGGTTACTGCATGAGCTATTTCGTTTGTTCTATTACGCCAATAATCAAACGTATTGGTGTTAGAAGTATTTGATACTGTGACTGTCATAGAGCTTTCTTCTTTTAATAAGTGTATTTAGCAGTATAGTAATTATCTAGTTTAATTTTTCTAGTATCTGAGACAACATACCTTTAATGTCTTTGACTTCTTCCTTCAAAGCATCAATTTCTTTATTTCTTTTTCTAGCAGCCCTATAAGCGCCCAGAGCGGTGTTGTCCGTATTCAACACCGCTCCAGAGTTACAATCGGCTCTAACAAAGCTTTCATTGGGTTTGGTACTCATTTTATACCTGCAAACACAAAGCTCTAATGTCATCCACCTTTGGAACCTTAACTGCATTAGACGAAAGAAGTACGATTTTAAGAGCAACTTCTTTATATCCAATGAACCTAGAACCAGCAGTGTTTTCATATTCAACAATACCGTCGTTGCCTACAGTGGAGAACACATAATGCAACGCTGCACTATTGGACGCGATAAGACCATTATCTACAGTTATCTGAGTAGAGTTAGCGATATTAGTAACTGTTCTGATCGCTTCGTAACTACCTGAAACAACATTAATCCGTTGACCGGCGGAGAGTTCTGTATCGAAAGCCGTACCAGCTCCAGTGATAATATTACTGTTATTAGCTATTGTAATAGTTCCAGTCAGGGAAGTAGCAGTTTCAGTGTCAGTGTTAGAAAACGCACCATAATCAACAGTATTGGAAGTAGGCACGCTTAACTCATATTCAATGAAATCAGAAGTATTGGCTGAAGAAGAATAAACAGTATTGCTATCATCATCGTATGATAATTTAGTCCAAACTTTATCATTGAAATCTTCTGGGTCTTGGTTGTTCCAGAATTTAGCGTAAACCTCAACATCAGTATCGAACGGGCGATAAGCGGTGATGAAGACTTTAATGTCTTCCGCTTCTTGACCGTCTTTAAGAACTACCTTCTTAGAAATATATCTTGTCAACGCATTACCATAACGTGTATGCTCGTCAGTCGAATCGTTATTAATCTTATTCTGGATAAACAAAGAAGACTTCTTAGACAGGTCTATCATTGGGGAAACGTAAGACGAAGAAGATCCCATAGTAACAATAAACTCAGAAGACTTAGATCCCGACAAATCATTAATCTCGTTAGAGCGGGAAATAGCCTTTCTCTCACTATCAGTGAACTGATAATCTAAGTCATTAATTACTTGTTGCGAACTAGCGTCAAAGATATTAGTATTTGATGTGCCTTTGAACGCAAACCCCATATTAGTAAGTGATGGCTGTAAAGAACCGAACTTAGGGACCACTGAATGGTATGACAAGTTATCAACGGAATCAACATTAGCATATGCGATTAAAGTATTCGCATTTACTAGGGCTGTGTTTGATAGATCAGCAGGTCTATAAACAGCGATAGTTGGGTTTGTTGTATTGGAAAAATATGTGGTGGTATTAGCTATAGAACTATCCAAGTACACTATACCAGAAGCCTCGTCTAAGTATTGAACAATACCAGTAACTTTATCCAGAAGAGTGTTACTTGCAATCGTTGTATTATTCACGGTGCCAATGGAACTGTTCACAGTGTAAACAATATCGCCAACATCAATCCCGACATCTGTGTTTGCTCTAGTGAAACCATCAACAGTTAGATACTCATCAGAATCATTCTTAAATACAGCTGTTCCACTTGTTTCAAAAGAAGCGCGATAAAGGTTAAACTTTAAATCTTCTTTCTGGATAGCTGTCCATGTATTTCTATTAGCGGAAACAAAAACCATACCAGAGTATGGATTCGAAAACACTTGTTCATCAGTCGCGACATCAAATCCACCAGTCTCTCCAACCCAGATCTTATATTCTGGCGAGTTACCGTTTGGTTGTACAAAGAAAGCATACTCTTTACCAGCAATCAGATTGACTGGGTAATCCAAAGTAAATACAGTTTCAGTCGCTCCGGTTGCAGAAGTAGAAATAGCCGCGGACTCTTTAAAAGCCTTGCCTAAGATTCTCGATGAATCAGGACGCCCAGCATTCATTTCACATATGAAAACAGTACAACCAAGTGTTGGGTCTTTGGTTTGAAAGAAAACACCAACCTGCGTTAAGAACAAAGATGATGTATTATCAGGGATATTCTTAACAGAGAACGATTGCGCTATAGGGTCTCCGTCTCCCCCAGGACCATCAATAACTCTTGGCGTCACGGGCGTCACGGGCGTGCGCACCGTGCGCACGATCGGCTGTCTCAACGACAGGGTCGTAGATTCCTTCGTAACAGAAACACTGTCGGCGGTATATACAGCCTTACTATTTGTGACTGAAGCATCGCCACCAACATCCAAATCAGACGCATCAGATAACCTAAACTCTCTATCTCCAGTTCTGAAGGTTGCTGCAGGCACCCTAAAGATACCATAAACAGAACCATCGGCTCCAGAAACTAAATTATCACCAAACCCAGCAGTGCGATCAACAACTCTATGTTCAACACCAGCTTGGGGATCAGAAACACCAGAAGCGGCTCCAGGCGCGCAATGTGCATCGACATTAATGCCATCGAAGTGCGCGTGGATAATCGTATTAGGCTTCATATTGTGCGCAATAAACGCAACCAATCTAGATTGCATATAGGGGTTAATCGTTACGTCCTTTACATACTCACCTAAGTTAAATGAAGTGGTATTGAACCCCTCGACACGAGTTCTCCAATCACCAAAGTTAGTACCGAATCCGGCTGGATCTATCGTTGATACTAAGTTTCTATTTGGCTCATTAACCTCGTCCCTGTGGAAGTCCATGCTCGGATACAAATCAATGTCTCCAGTCCAATCCCAAACTGATTCTGTACAGTTTCTGACTTTAGTAGCATAACTTTGAGATATATATTGCTCGGAAGTAAAGTCTAACGTAACAACAGGGCCAGTCTTTGTGGTATTGGATGAATTAGCTGACAGATATTCGAAATCTACTTTATGGGTGTTGAAGAAAGGTCTTGCAATATTTTCATCTTTGTCGATAGAAATCTTATATTCGAAGTTATCAGTCTGGCCGTTATTATGGTTAACGAAAGGGTCTGCAAAAATACCATTCTTAAATCGGTCAAGACCATTAGCGTCCGGTACAGTAAGGGACTTAGCTTGTTGCTCTAATGAGTTAAGAGTGGTTGTGTATTCAATAACACCAAGGCGCTCTTCGATAGCTCTGATATCGCGCATTCTATAACGTTTAATCATCTTAGCGTCAGTGCGGATGAATGCGTCGTTCAAGTTCGTGTCATACTCGCGTTTTGTAGCGGAAGGGAAAGCTGGGACAAAACACTCAAAGACAACAGATTGATCGCCTTCGACATATGGAGCGACAGGTACTTCTGCAGGCTCGCCACTATTAACAACAAATCTACCAGAACTGTCCAAACCTACTAAATCAATACGTGGGAGATAATATTCCACATCAGCAGTAAAGTTTGTATCGGGCATCAACATATATTGCCCACCAGCTGGGACATCGAAAACATTAGTATTGAGTGCAGGGTTAATGGTAGCGCCGCCCTCTGTCGTCGAAGAGACCGCCGTATTGGATTTCACTACACGGAAATCGATAGTGTTTCTACGCGAGCCAATCTCAATACTCTGCACTGCATCAGTATTAGCAGTATCAACGTCGTCGATTGGGTACGACTCAGCGCTAAAGAATCCAACCGAAGCTGAAGTGTTAGCATCAAAGTGGTCGAATTCGACTAACATCTTAGACGAACCAGTAATGCTTGCTGCATACTCAGGCTTAATAACCAAACGGCCATGTTCATACATAGCATCGCGCATGCCGTTATCTAGATCGAACCATGCAAGTCTGTCTGGATTTGTGTTAGCATAAGATGCACCAACATAAATGTGTCTAATCTTATGGACATCCGAGTGGCCCATATCCCATGGTCCTACGCTTGTGGCGGCGTTATTAGAGCAATCAATCTTGACGAAAACGTTTTTGTTGATAATTTTAGGAATGGCTGATGCTTGGTTTCTATTCACAGGGTATGAACAATAAACTGTCTGAGAACCCGAATCCAAAACAGCACCCAAGTTAGCTGAAAATGAAGTGTTAGAGTTAATAGTAACATTGGCAATAGGCAAAGGTGTGCCAGTAACAAAATATTTATTGTAGTTGGATGTTGTGTTAGACGCGGCAATCGGTGCACTTATAACCAACTGGGTGCTATTGGCGATCGAAACAACTCGTCTAATGTGAGTCGATGTGGAGTTAGCCTGGATACGGATGTTGGAGTTAGCTTCTAACTCGGTATCAAAGCTGGTGCTTGTCCCTGTGATTGTTGTGTTACCGGAAGCGAAGTTAATAGTTCCAGTAAGGTTAGCGGTGTAGGCGTTAGCAGAAGCAAAGATATTATATTCTTGCGCCGAAGAACCTGTTAGTACTGATCCAGACGTCTGGTTCAATCTCTCAGCGGAAGCACCAGTAGCGGCGGTATCAATCGTAATGTTAACGATACCAGTTGATGCAATTGTACCACTTTTGATCTGATTGAATATATAGCTAGTGTCGCCGATACCAGTATTATTAGTCAATCTCTTAATAGCAGAAATACCAGTATCAAAATCAGAAGACAAGTTAGTTGATTCTTTCAATACCGCTGAACTACCTTCAAGTTTCACATCAGCCTTAGCTTTACCAAAAGTACCATCGACATACAAACTCTTTACGTCTGAGCTAAAGCTTTTACCTGAGTTCATACGGATATTAAACAAGTAAACATGGTATGTTGATCCAGGAATTCCCTGCGTTCCGTTATTATGGACAACAGCTCTTACATTAGCTTTACCGACTTCTGAACCGGAAGGGGCGGACGAAACACCCTCATACTCAGAAATTGCATTTTGCGGGGCATCGTATAGAGAAATCTCAACAATAGTTTCTAGATCAAACGCTCCAAGAACTTCATCACAAACAACATAGTTGCCGTAGTTGCCGGTGATTATTTGATTTTGCGCTATTTTTGTAGAAATGGCTCTATCCGCTTCTACTCTTGTTGTACCAATTTTCTCAATCCTATTACCGCGAACATAAGCAATGCCTGGGGAAATTTCATAGTTGAATGTTTGTGTATTAGAAGACGCACGAGCTTCGACTTGGAACGGAGTAGTGACATAATCACCCGACTCTTCATAAGTTCTCCGCGAGAACTGTTCCTGCATGGTATTATATGCAGCAGAATCTTTTTGCTCAACTGGTTCTGATTGATCGAATTCAATAATGGAGAAGAAATTAGTATTGTTTGATGTATCTGTCTTCAGCTTAGCCACTAAAGATGGTGTCAGTTTTAATCTGTGTGCTCCAGGAGCATTCTCATTTGTGTATCCAAGAGCGTTATCCAACAAAGAAGTGTCTGTGTTTTCGTTGATGATAGTTTCTGTGGTCTGGAAGCCGACAATATACCCAGCAACATTAGTGCTGAAATCACTAATGTTTATGACACTAGGGGAAACTTTAACAAAAAACCCTTTCTGGAACACTGTACCATCACCAACACCGACCATGTACGAGTAACCATCGGCATCGAAGCTGCTATTTGTTGAAAGTGTTGAAATACTATCAAATAGATTATTCGAATCCAGGGATGCGAATTTGCCCTGATTTGAATCGTAGACATACAACGTATCACCAGGACTAAACTCAGAAACATCATTATTAGCCGCGTTCTTACCAGTCGAGATATAATCCAAATAAAATCTATTAGTCTCAGGGGCGGCGGTTTGAATTCCATTTTTTGAGACCTTAACAACAGCTCTCACCGCTGTATTAGAATCTTCACTATTTGTCACAAGGTATGTGGAGTCGATGCTGGCGGCAAAAAGGCTTGTGTTGGTGTTAAAATTATCAGCTAGCGAAATGTAGTGTGTGTTTGGGTAGTACGTTATAGGAACGCCATCCACAATGGAACCATCTTTGAAAACATGATTACCAAATCTCTCGATTTGCTTTTGTTGGATAGTTTGTAGTTGTGTTAGCTCCCTAGCCTGCACAGCAACACCCGGTTTGAACACAACCTTATGGAATGATTTGTCCTCATCGTAATCGTCGAAATACGGCGGAGTGTTTAGGTCTGTATCCAGTGTAGACATTTAAAATACCTATTCTTATTAAGTAGTGATTATGAGCTTGAAGTTTTCAGTTTGATCGTCCGCTCTATTTGTATTATTTATAGTTTGTAAATAGAAAGGTTTCAAATTTTTATTATAAACATCTGGTGAACTTTTAATATCTATGGTCGTGACTGACAAACCGTTAGCGTGGGTGATATATTCACCATTAGAAAAAGTCTGATCACCAATGATATAGACTTGCGTTGAATTTGAAAATGAAACAAATCCCCTAGATCCACTTGTATTACCAACAACCTCTTCGCCAACTGTGAAAACGTATGAAGGCGAAACATTCGCTTGCGTATGTTGGTCGAAAGCGTTTTGTTCATATATAGGCCCTTCAGTTACAACGCCACTCACGGAGTTGACTGTGGCTGATTTAGGGTTCTTCACGATACCAATCTTGTTAAACACAACATTAGATGTCACGATATTTGCTGATTCTGTATTCTCAAAGGAGAAGTTGATCCCCAACCCCTTGACATCTAATTCAGAAACAGCATCAAACCCATGCCCCCCCGCGGGTGGAACGATAGCATAAACATTAGCACCAGATCCATAAATACTATTAGATTGGATACTAACGTTGGCCCATGAAACATCAGATCCCGATTCTATCATAACAACACTATGGATAGAATTAGTTGATGTGTTCACTGTTGTGTAGGCTGAAGGGTCTACATCACCATCACTATTAAACAAAACCTTTGGGGATATTCTGTATAGGGAAACACCAGCAGTTATATTATCGGTGTTAGGTGAAGATGTCACAGATATCCATTTACCAACGCTATTAGAAGTGTATCCGGTAATATCCAACAACTGCGCTGTTGTGTCTACAGTGTTATAGATATAGACTGCATTGTTCACATAATACCCATTATCCCCAGAAGCATCAGATGCTATCTGTATCATCGTGCTATTTACCACAGAAGATATAACGCCTGTGTGGTGCGTGTCGTACCCAGAACCAGAGTTACTCAGCATAACGACATCAACGCCGCTATAGTTAGCAGCTGCCGCCGAGATGGTAGTATTAGTGTAAACAGGTATGTGGTTATTTGAAGAGAACTTATCGTGATTCTTACTGGAAATAGAAGTAATATATCTCCACTTATAAGAATCAGCAGTTTGAAAAGTAGTCTGTTGTGTCGGATCCCCAACACTAGATGGGTTCACTGTTGATTTAGCGTTATTCGCATTATCTATGCATTTGTAGATATGATAGTTGCCACCTGTATCGCTCGGTGGTGATACTACATAAAAGTTTGCGTTAGCTAATAGGGTGTCGGAAGTGTTATCGTACATCTCATACGCTGTGTTAGAAACCCACGTATTTTCTTTAATGACAGGTGCAACATCAGAAAATTTAAGTTGCTTACCAAACATCATCAACCAATTATTGGTAAATGTGCTATCGTAATCATTATTCGAAACTTCTGGTACACTACCACCGTATGCTACTGGATTACCACCAAACGCATAATATTGAGAAGTATTAGACAGAATACTATTTGTAATTTCTTCTACAATAATTTTATTGTAGGTTGATAATATTTTTCCCATGGGATTATTTACCTATCGCTGTCCAATAAACATTCGTTGAAGTGGCATTAGCTGTTCTCACTTGCACCACAGAAGTATTTTGCCCCACAACCCCAGCTTGGTACGTAGCAACCGCGGTGTTACTTATTGCAGAAACATTATAGATCGCAGTACCGAAAGCCGACGTCAGGGTGGCGTCACCAACCGTACTATTAGCGGAAACCCAACCCCAGTTCATCTTAATGCCATTCGGCAAGAATGTATAACCGTTTGCAGCTGATGTAAATGATCCAAGCGTCAATCCTGTATTGGTTGAGACATTGGCTGAAGTGGTTGTTATGATAGTAGAGTTGGTCGTAGTGTTAACAGTGGAGTTACCAACTGAAATGCTAGTAGCTGTCAAAGCAGTTATTGTAGCACCCGTGGCGCCGACGGAAGAACTGTTGATTGTGGTATTAACAGTGGAGTTACCAACGTCAATTCCACCGACTGACACAGTAGTATCTACAGTACTATTAGCAATTTTGATTACTGATCTATCAACCGTAGTGGTTATGGTGGAGTTAGCAACAACTAACCCACCAGTATTAGAAACTACACTATTGACAGTGGAGTTACCAACTGTTACCGCTCCTGTCAAAGTATACGAAGAATAAACTTCATCGAAGTTATCGTTTACTTTATCCATAGCGTCTCTTAGCGGATCACCAGTGCCATCGTTGGCTACCGTTCCAATATTAATAGTTTGTTTGGCCAAAGTTTAAATCCTCTTTATATATAGAGCTTGTCTACAGTTAGTGTGTTGCTATCGCTCGTGAATGCGGTCTCCGATACTAATGTATACACTGTGTTGTTACCTGTAAAGAAATACTCATTATTTATAGTATTTATTTTAGATTCTTGAAAGTGATCTAGGTACTTACCGAACAGTTCGGAACCTGACACATGAAAACTGTTTAGTATTATGTCTTTATAATCTTTTAGTGTCTTCGCCACCTGGATCTCATACGAGTAATCTTGATAGTAGTGACTGTCTTGGATATATTTATCCGAGTTCAAGAAACTATCAGTAGAACCCCAGTACCCCCGAGCAACACCGAGCGCTTGCTTAGTTGATGTTCCGGAGATCCCAGTAGAAGTTGTATCAAATTCCTGCAAACTACAACTAATCAAAGCGCCAGCACCAGTTGTAGTTTTTACTCTAACAACAGGCGTAGATTCGTACCCTGATCCAGTATTTGTTAATGTGACCGCAGTTATTGTTCCATTGCTGTCTGTAGTTGGAGTTCCAGAAGCGATAGTACCTGGCGAACCTCCCGAGAAAAAGACGCTATCTGTATTAGAATAACCTAAACCACCATTATCTATCACTATGTCGCTGGATACTATATTATACCTGTACGCTTGAACGATTTCCCCTTCGATATATCCCTTACCAGAATCTACCGCAACAGCTACAGAAGCTGTGTCTTCGCCAACGCTAGGCACACCTGATATTTCTTCATTCTCACCATGTATGTCTCCAGAAACGTTATACATCGGTGCCTCGTATGATGCGAACTGAGACGGTAGTGTAGTTGGTGCTGCTTTATATATTGCGGATCCAGTTGAGTTGTTTAACGGCGGTGCATAAAGGGTTATCTCTGATGAAGAAACCACTTCCCTAATCAATGCATATTCACCCGTGGTGCTTACTCCTGAATCTGCTTGTATGTATATAACATCACCATTAGCGTAAATATCATCGAAAATTGTAGAAGTGCCCGTTATGGTATTTGATGAAGTCGTGTATACGAGCGTGCCAGTTAATGGGTCTTCTCCCAAAATAACATTCCTAACGACAACCTGTAATGCTTGATCATATCCAGATCCCGCCACTG